AATGATGCGTTCTTATATAAAAATTTAACTGCATATGATCAAATATTATTTGTACGAGCTTTTCAAACAGCCTTAGAACACTTTGGTAAAGAATCCTGTTGGTGTTTAACAAAGATGAATAATGCTGGATTTAAAGGCTTTACTACAAGTAAAAAAACAAAACTTATGTATAAAGGTCATGATGCCAGACCATTAATACTAGGTATGACTGATAGACACTATTCTGAAAAAAATCCAATAATCGTTAAAAGAAGTGAATGTAAGTCTCAATATTGTCTTAATCCAGCTCATTATTATTGGGGTACAAGGAAAGATGTAGCTTATGAGAATGCAAAAAACAGTGAAAAATCTATAGATATTGACTTAATAACTAAGTTGAGAACTGAAAGTAGTAGTGGTGTAAGTAGTAGGAAACTATCAAAACATTATCGATTACCATATCATTCAGTAAGAAGAATCTGTTCAGGAGAGACTTATGAGAATGCCGAAAACAAAGAAGATCAATATAATAAGGAAAAGATTTGGTCAAATCTCTCAGATGTTTGTATAAATTTAATGAGAGCTCATCCAAATGAAGCAAAAAATTTCAGAGGTGTCGTGACAGAAACTCAACATTATGAATGTCCTTGGCATATACAAGGAACTAATAAACATAAAGGCAATTTTGGTTTAATGGGAGAATGTCTGGATTGTATGGAAGAAATTAAAAAATCAAGATGCACTGTAGATGTAAGAGAATTTGAAATGAAATGGTATTGGCAAGTAAAAAGATTTTGGGAACAAGTAAATATAAAAGGAGAAGATGAATGCTGGGAATGGCAAGGAGCTACTAGAAAAAATGGAACTGAATCTACTGCATACTTTCCATCTCCTTTTCATTCAGGTAAAACTCAATCAGCTCCACGTATTGCTTTTTGGTTAAGTCGTGGATATACAGGTAAATACAGAATATTCAGCCAACCAGAATGTAAAGCTT